GAAGACTAAGCCGATGATGGTTATGGGACCGTTGCCGATGCACCCGAATGTGGAATGGCCAATCAACCACTCTATAGCACACACGCTCGACAATGAGTGGCGCTGCGTGATGAACCGCGTGGTCATGAAAACAATCGACCCAGATCAGGAATACTCCCGCGGTGAGTTCGCAGATATATACCGTGAGCTCATGAGCGCAGTGTTCGAAGGCGAGACGGTTGAGGCGATGTCATACCCGGACTGGCTGCGCCAGTTTAAACCATCACGCCGCGCGGAATTACAGGACGCCTTGGATTGGTGGCTGTCGGACGCCTGGCTGAACTTGCCATACTACATGGCAGACGGGCGCGGTCGTGGCAGGGTGTGGTCACGCTTGAGGAAAAAGCTGTTTCTGAAATCCGAGCAGAGTAAGTACGACTCAGATCCACGAGGCATTCAGACTTCTGAGGCCACCGCACTGGTGCCGGGTGGCCCGTGGTTCGCCTCATTGGCAGCGACGATGAGCAGGGTGGGTGACGGAACACGCAGTTACAAAGGTGTACACGTGATTTTCGGTCTCGGTAGGACGAAGACAGAGAGCTTCCGCCTCTTTTTCCAGTTGGCACACGCGGGAAGGATGGTGGTGATGGTGACCGGTGACGACATGCTCCTTTGCGATGGCGAGCGGATATATTCAGTGGACGCCTCGCGTTGGGACGCACACGCGAGGAGGCAGTTGCTCGAATTGGGCAACGAACTGTGGGGCGTTTTAGGCGCGGATGCTTTGGTGGTTGACTTGTGCAACCTTGCACTGGAGCGGAAGGGCTATACGACCATGGGCGTGTACTACGAGGTTGACGGCAACGTCGCCTCCGGCGACGGCGACACCATCCAGAAGAATTGCGTATCCAATTTACCAATTGGCGTGGTCGCACTGCTGAACTACTCAGAGCAGAAGCACTCCGGCTCCGGCGGCCTCGCGGCCCATTTGCACAATGTCGGGGCTAAAGTGGGGATCAAATACGAGTTCATTAACGAGGCCGGCGTGGAGATTGCCGACTTCGCGAACTATCATGACCTCGAGTTCTGCTCGTCGATCCCGGTGATCCTGCCGGACGGCGATTGGGGCGCAGCCCCCAAGCTGGGCAGGGTGGTGCTGCGTTTCGGCTTGTCACAGCCGGGACATCCAGCGCAGGTGATGCTGCGCAGCAAGGCGTTGAGCCTGAAAGCGGAGGCTGCACATTCGACGTTGCTGACGCATTGGGCGGCACGTGCGTACGCATCCGCTGGACCGGGTAGGCTCTCGGACGCAGCCGAGGAGAGCTGCGTGAGGCGCCGCTGGACCGAGCTCACGACCAATGAGGACTTCAATGTCGACTTGGACTGTGAGAGCGAGATGGTGCAGATGCGCTACGGCTACAGTCTGGAGGAGTTGACCACCGAGATTGACACAGTGTGGGACGCCTTCGACGTGAGTGGGAAGGTCGAGTTCACCACACCGGGGCTGATGGCCGCGGTCCTGCGCGACAATTGAGGCGCCCATGACGCCTCATGTATATTACCGTGTTCACGCGTTACCACCACTTGCCAGTTTAATAAAAGGGGACGGGTTACACAGACTCTGAAGAGTGTGTCGTCAGTCAACCAACTGGTTACGAAAATTGGGTAGCGTCGAATTACATTGTATTTTATCTGTACACTATTAGCGGCCACCACGTGGCCAGGGCTACCCCTGCTGCAAGGGGGGGTGTTATCGAGTTTTTCGTTTGGTAGGGTGGGTGGGTCGGTTTTTAAAACCGAAACGTTAAATAAGGGTTTGTGCAGCACGGCTGCATGGCACGCAAGGGACGTGATCAAAATAACAGGAAGTCGGGGCGTAAGCAAACCGCATCGAAGAAGGGTAAGGGTAAGAGTGGTGGTCGTGGGCTGCGTGGTGTACGTGGCAGGGGTAACTACCAGGTTGGGAGCGCGTCGGCGGACAACAGGGTCGGGCTTTTCGCGAAGCTTGACAAGGCGCTGCGTCGCATACCGCGTGGTTCGTTCGCGAGTAAGGGATCGGCGTTCGGCGCGAAGTACGGCGGGGCACTTGGTGCTGGAGTTGGACGCGTCGCGGGCGCGGGTATGGCAGCGATAAGCGGTTATGGCAATTATTCAGTGACCAGGAATTCTGTGTCGCGTGTGTCGTCGTCGATGGACATGGTACCCCAGTTCGTCAAGAAGGAACATAGTGTGCGCGTGCGCCACAGGGAGTTCATCAGGGACCTCGTCGTCCCAGGCAATGGCACGTTGTTCAATTTGCAGGACTATGTCATCAACCCAGGCAATCGTGAGCTTTTCCCATGGTTGGGACAGATGGCACGCCAGTACTCACAGTACAAGATCCATGGGATGGTGTTCGCGTTCAAGTCCATGAGTAGTGACTACGCGGCGTCTGGACCCTTGGGCACAGTTGTGATGGCGACCAACTACAACGCGGTTGACAGGGTTTTCGCAAACAAGGTCGAGATGGAGAACTCCGAGTTCGCCGTGTCATGCAAGCCGTCTATGAGCTTGGTGCACGCAATTGAGTGCGACGCAAAGGTGTCGGGAGTCGACGTATTGTACGTCCGCGATCCGGCATACGAAACGGGTGAGGTGAGTGACCGTAGGTTTTACGACTACGGGCGTTTCCAGGTGGCCACATCAGGCCTGCCAGGCAACACTGCTTCCACTTTGGGGGAGCTTTGGGTGACCTATGACATCGAGTTGATGAAGCCAGTGATTGGCGGTATCTACACTACCGGGGTGGCACTTCTCAGTGGCCCAGGTGGCGTGGTGGCGGTCGATGACCAGGCGGGTGTGCAGGCGATCACATACACCGCACCCCTACTCACACCGTCATTGTCGACGCAAACGCCCGTCGTCCCGCCCACGTACACAATTACAGGGGATGCGGGCATTGACGGCAATACAGTCGCTTTGGTGGGGGGCGCTTTTACGTTCAAGAAGAACGGGAAGTACCGCATCATTTTGACGGGCAAGGGCAACGTGTCTGGGAGTGCAAATTTCTTAGGCTCGGGATCACTGAACAACGACGTCAACATCACTACGGCAAAGTTCGGCGCTTGCTGGTACAACGCCGTGGACGCGGCAGCCGTTCCCACAGACCCGGAGACATCGGGCCAGAGTTTCGTGCCACACGAGTGGAGCTCGTTCACGTCCTCGGACGTGGGG